CCTAATATCATCTGCTGGGACATTTCCCCATTGTTCACTTTCGTCTGAAAATGGTATTCTACAATCATCAAACCAAGTGATACCTTTTCCATTATCTTGTGCTTGTTCTAAATAACCTTTTTTATCTAATGGTTTCATTGCGACAATCACAACTTCAACTGCTGGTTTTGGTTGAAACCCACCATAACTTCCCTCTAATTCTGAACTACCTTTTGTAACTTTATAATTAGTATCTTTGTAATCTCCGTAAACTTCTCTATCTGATTTGGTTTTATTTCTTTTTGCTGATTGTGGGTCTTCTACTTCTTCTCTTTTGTTTCCTTGTCGTTTATCTAACATCTTACCAATGTTCATTGCTTTTGGAAATCCACTTGCGTAAGTCCAATAGATTGGTGTGTAGTCAATTCTAAATCCAACCTTTTCTAACATTTCTGCCATACGATACTGAACATCACTTCTTGGTGCCGACATCACAAACGCCATTGAACCAGGTTTCAATACTCTGAAACATTCTTCAAATATTTCTTTTGGTGGTAAAGTTTTATCCCAATCCCTACCCATAAACGAATAGCCGTATGGTGGGTCTGTGCATAATAAATCTACTGAATTATCATCATACTTTTTTAATTCTTGTAAAGAATCACCTTTTATTAATTCAGATTTCATTTTATTGTCCTATAAATTTTACTAATGTTTGAAATTTAGTTTGTAACCAAGTTTCTAAATTTGGAAGTGCTGAATACATTTTATCTTCTATGAACATTTTTTTAAATGTTTCTTTTTGTAGTTTAGGTATTGGTTCTCTTACTTTGTCTATGGTTTTTGTTTTGGCTGATGCTGATATGTTTACATTGTGTAATTGCATTAAATCAAAGTTTCGTTCCATAGTTTCTCTATGTTCTTCTAACTCACTTGATTCTTTTATTGCATCATCAACCGAAAATTGTTTTTCTTCTTGTAAAAATGGTAGTTTTTTAATTACGGTTTTTAATCCATAACCACGAACTCCATCAATGTTATCAGATTTATCTCCGTCAAATATTCTATACATTAATAAATTGTGTGAAGGAATACCATATTCTTCCATTACTTGTTCTGGTTTGTATAGTTTTTTCTTTGTTGGCGACCATACTGAAATTCTGTCATCAACTAATTGTAAAAAATCTTTATCTGATGACATTATCGTTACTTTACTATCAGTTAAAACTTGTTTGGATGCGTATGCAATAATATCATCAGCTTCCACATTGTCTATTGATAGTAAAGTAATCGGTAAGTATTCTAAGTAATCAATCGTTCTTCTGATTTGTCGTATCATATTTTCGCGTTCGTGTTCAATATTATCAAACCCATACGCTCTGTTTAACCGAATATTAGTTTTTCTTTTGGCTTTATATTCTGGATATAATTTACGACGGCGACTTGACCCACCCTTTCCATCAAAAACTATGATGCAACGAGTAGGTCTAAACATATTGATTGTGTAACCTATTGATTTCAGAAAACCAACTATTCCACCAATGTGTGTCCCATCATCATTAGTAGTTGGTATAACACTAAACACTCTAATGAAAGTATTTAGGCCATCTATTATCAACACATTTTCATTTGGATTATCTCCAAGTTCCGAGCCGCCTTGTTCTTTAATTTCATTAAGAATCGATAAATACTTAGATTTATTCATCTCCAATGACTTCTCCTGTATATTCTATATCATCAATACCCACATTGCCTTTTTGGTATTCTAAAATACATTTTTCACAAATTTGTTTGTAAAGATGATTACGAAGTCCGTCATTAGTTTCCATTAACTCTTTGAAGTCTTTTGATTGGAATTTATATTCTTTTTTGCGGTATTCTAATGTATACCAAGCACCACCTGATTTAACAAGTTTATGCTCTTTCATTACATTTAACCAACCACCATAATTATCAATTCCGGAATCAAAATACATATCGTAGTCTGCGTGTCTCAAAGGTGGGCCTAATCTGTTTTTAATGATTTGAGCTCTACACTTCATACCTAAGATATTCTTTTTCTTACTATCTTTGATTTGACCCATATTTTTTAATCTAACACGGGTTGAAGCGTGAAATGGTAATGCTTTACCACCACTCGTAGTCCACGGGTCTCCAAACATCACACCTAATTTTTGTCTTAATTGATTTGTAAAGACAAGTGCTACTTTTTGACGACCAATCATTTGAGTTATCTTACGAAGTGCTTTTGAGATAACGATTGCTTTTGTAGTCGCATATCCGTCTTTTTCAAAGTCTGCTTCTATTTCAACTTTTGTTGATGTAGCCGCTAGTGAGTCTACCAAGATAGTTACTAATCTATCTTTGTCTGATTCACGAACTTTGGTAATGATATCTTCAATGGCTTCAAATATATCCTCAACACACTCAAAGTGTAGATATAATAGTTTACTAACATCAACACCAATAGCTTGTAAAAACTCTCTACTAACTGATGTTTCTGTATCCATATAAACTGCAATACCACCTTGTTTTTGAGTTTCTGCTAATATGTGAGATGCAAGTAATGATTTACCACTTGATTCTAATCCATTGATTTCTGTGATTCTACCAACTGCAATACCTCCGTCTTCACGATTAGAGATTGCTAAATCTAACATTGAAGAACCCGTAGATACGAAATCTTTAATGTCTGTTGGTGTATCATCACTTCCGTCTAGGAAATACGCTACTTTGTTGTCTTTGAACTTTTTGTTCAGGTTATCGGCTATGACATTAGCCAAATCGTCTTTTACTGACATTTTCTACTCCTTAATTGTTGAATAAATCGTCGAATTGTTGACTAGCATCTTGAACTTTTGAAGCTGATTCTTTTTTAGCTTTGTCTTCTGCTAGTTTTTGGTCAAATTCATTTACTGGTTTTTGTGATTCTTCTGTTGAAGTTTCTGTTGTTTCTTCATCAGGATTTAACCACTCGTTCAAGACATTTGTCAAATCTTCATATGACAACTCTTGATAGATATCAGTAATTTCTTTTTGAGTATCTTTAATTCGTTCCAATATATTAGAGTCTTCAGTTATCGGTGTTTGATTAGGTTTAACACGAATTGAAGTTGAAGGAAATGATGCTCCTGTTTCTTCAGCAGTTTTAAACTCTAATGTAATATCACGACCATTTTTCGGGTCTGTAATGTCTCCGTAATCTGGGTCAGCTATGATTGAAAGAAGTTCTTGATAAACTGTCTTTCCAAATCCCCAAAACTTAACTCCTTCAGATTCTTCACCACGAACAATAACAGGTGCAAAAGTTCTCATCTTGGCTTCTAATTTTCTACCAAGATTGTAGTCATCTTTACTACCGGTTGTTTTTAGTCTTTGTGAAAATTCTTCAATCGGGTCTGGTCTACCGAAACTGATTGGTGAAAGATAGTTCTTACCACCTAAATTATAGTGAAAAAATAATTCTATAAATGGTGTATCTGGATTGAATTTGTAAGGAACTACTCTAACTTGTTGTTTTCCTGGTTGCGGTTTCCAAAGATTTGAAGTTCTTGTGTTGGTTGATTGTAACTGGTTTAACCTTTTTTTGATTGCGTTAATATCCATTTTGTTTCTCCTATTAATTAATTGTTAATTGTTTAATTGTTAATCAGTAATAAATATAAAGAAGTTTTGGAAAATACCAAGCTTTTTTACCAATCTTTAACATTTATTATTTTGAATATTTTTGTAGGGATAATATTCAACCCTTCTTCATTTGTCAATAGTAAATTGTTTTGATAGTTTTCCCACGGGATTGGAAATGACTTATCCAATACTCCGTTGTTTAAACTTCTAATTGTTTCGTTTAATGCATTAATTGTGTATAATGTGTTGGATTGTTTTTTTCTATGTAAAGAGATAGTTCCGGATATGGCTTCATCTCCGTCATAATAATCTTCAACCATTTCTATATTGTAAGTGCAAATTAATTGTCCTGCATCGTCTTCGTTTTGAAATACATAAATTTTATCAAATAAAATAGTATAAGAATCTATAATGGAATCAACAACAAGATTTAACTTACTATGTGTTGTAAAGGTGCATAATAATTGAGTTTTCATTCTTCCATTGACCTTTCGAATGCATTTTTTTGTGCTTTTGGCCATTTACTTACATCTAATCCAAATTTTAGTGCATTAGCCATAAAAGTAGTTTGTGCCATTTCTAAAGTTGGTGATACACCAATACCTCTTGTCCTTGACTTAATTGTAAATAGTGGATATTCTTGTGGTGGTGGCCCCTCGTGTTTAATTTTAATCACACCATCTTTGGCTCCGTCTTTATAATCTATTTGAATTTGTGATTTTATCTTGTCTTTCACTTGTTTTCTTAATTCATCTGTTGGGTTTTTTCTGTATTCTGATAATAATTGTTCAACTTCTCCACCAAACATTTTTATAATTGATTCCTCGTTTAATTGACTTGGTTCTGGTTGTGTTCCGTAAATTGTAATAAAACTATCTAAATTCATATCTTTATCCATACCTAGTATTTGGTCAATATGAATTCCTTTTATAACATCTTCTTTCACAGCATTTTCAATTTCTGAACTATCACCAATCGCTCCCAAGAGTCTTTGTGTATGTCTAGTGTCTGTGTCTCTCATATTTTGATAAACTTCTGGATTGGTTTCTTTATACTCAGGTGAATTTGCTATTCTTGCTAAAACTTTTATATCATTACCTGTTCTTTTACCACTTCTACC